AACAGACGGCGAGTTAGGGAAAGAACTTTTAAAAATCATTCAGGAAGTCTCAACACATCCCCAAAATGTATTGCGTTAGGAAAAACAATCTGGGGATTCATGTCCGCAATGCGCCAATACAAAGAAGGGTCGCCATAAAGTTGGGTTGCAAGGATATCAAGAGTGTCACCTTCACGAACTGTGTATACAGAATATTTTTCCGTATACTTTGGTTTGCGAATAGCAATAACTGTTCCATCAGCCGCTACCGATGGTGTATACCGTGAAGAATAAGTAATCATTTGACTCCCCCTTTTTTAGGATCAGCCGCAGTTTGTTTGGCGTTGGGGTCTAGTGTGATATTACCTTTATCGTGAAAATGTAAACTATTGTTAAAAGATATTTCTTGTGTAGGCATTTTGGCGTACTGCACAGCATCTACAGTTTGCCCAGACGTAGTAGTTATTTTAAATTTTACTTCATAATCAATTAAGTATCTAGAGGTACTTGTTTTGTCTAAATATTGCAACACTTCCGGACGATCATATTCAAGGACGTACTTTAATACTATAGTGTCTCGATCACCTTTTAAATCTCCTGTATTAAATTCAGATTCTTGTGACATTACCCACACTTTGTCAAGATCAAATTTTTTACCACCCGCTGGCAATGACGCCGTGTACGCAGCGTCTCCAGCGGTGTTTCCTTTATAGGTAATTTTCCACTCACCCCTTTGGGATATGGATTTAATAGAACCTTTTTTTAATTCATTTTTTAAAAGACCAGTTGCTTGCACTTGAAAAGCAATTGAATTAGTGTAGTCACCATCATCAAATATTGATTTTGGACTAAGATCGCTTTCATAGTGGACGTCGTTATTAACGGTAGTAACAAACATTTTTTTACTAAGTTCTGTTGTTGCGCTAATCTCAGCGGCTTCTTTTTCTGCTTGTTTTGCTAATTCTTCATCAACGGCTTTCATACCTGCGGCTAGTTGCAAAGTTAAATAAGTATCTTTTCTAGCAAAGCCTATGTACATAGCCTGCATGGTTACACCAACAACACATTGCGTTGGAACCATATGCGGGTTAAACTTATTAAATGTTACTTGTGTTGAAGTAATAAAACCTTCAACCATAAACAAAGAAGAGAACACAATACGTACTGGTAAAGAAACGAGAAAAGCAGAGTTTCCAAAGTTACTGCTCATAGCAGTCCTTGCTGCTATTTCATCAAACGTTCCGGGGTCTTGATCTTGTGCATCTTTTCCTGAATTACTGGACGAGTTTCCCCCACCTCCACCTTCGAACTTTACGGTGGGCACTGCGGTGTACCCCGACCCTTCGTTAAGTACTTTAATTTCAGTTACTTTTCCATCGAGCACTATGGCTTCAAGTGACCCCCCTGAACCTCCACCGCCTCCCTCTAAGGTGACTACAGGAGCAGATGTGTAACCACTTCCTCCCGTATCTATTTTTACTTTTTCAATTTTGTTTCCATTTAAAGTGACTGTTGCAGTAGCAAACGATGTGGGGTTATTTGAGGAGTCTAATGTTGCAGCATAGTCTCTGCGCTTTTTTGCATTAAGAGCAGCCGCATTTTTAATTACTTGATTAATAAGGCTTGTGTTAACACCTTGCCCAATGATCTCATCAAAAACAATTAAATCTGAAAGAACACCAATATCGGTAACGGCGCTATGTGGAATAGAGACAGATTGCGATGCTTCACTACCGGCTGTTTGCAGGTTAAGATTTGCTGGGGCGGTCGACTTAATTACACTTAATCCTGCTTGGTATGAACTAGTAACTATTTCTTGTTCACGATTAAATAACAATTCAAAAGAAAAGTTAGCGTCACCCGGTATTGCTTGAGTGAGTTGTAGTGGGTCTTGGTTCATCCATTGCTGAATGTCATTGCGAGCAATTACGGCACGTACAAGGGTGTCAGGATTAAACTGAAAATGTAAACGTTTCTTAGATAACGCTGAACCACCTTTAACACCATCTGAAAGCATGCGCATATACCCACGCTGAACTTTTACGGAGTTACCAACAGGTGCATTGCGTAAACTCTTTCCGGGGTACAGAAAGTCTGGGTTGTCACCAGAGGTAACTTCATTAGTACGTGGTTGGGCGTCTAGGGCACGAATGCTTTGTGCACCATTGTTATCAATATCACTAAAGTTTGCAAAGGCATTTGTTGAGTAACGTTCAGCCATTAGTTTCTCCTCATCAAAGCAATTTTAAGTTCTCGTTCAATCGCTCTAGCGGCATCTTGAGAAACTTTATGTGCGTCTACTCCGCCACCACCATTAATTGATATTGGCACATTAATGTTAATAGAAGCGCCCTCAACGTAAGTTCCACCTCCACCACCGCTCATTTGCATTGAACGGACAGGCATAGGGTCTCCTGACCCTGTTGTTTTAAACCCCGCCGCTGTGACGTACTTAGTTGCCTGCGGAACATTGGTGTGGTCAAGGGGCGTTTTGTAGGGGGAACCCTTATACCCGCCACCCCACATACCAAAAGATTTATTAGTAGATTTATAGATAGCGTAAGCAGCCCGAGCGTTTACATCGGGGTCATAGAGTTCTTCATTTGATTGAAGACCAAACTGTTTAAGACGAGCAGGTCCTAAGTCCCCACGCATGTTGATCTGCATTAACCCGTAGGACAGGTCTTTTGTTTTAGCCGTAGGGTTAAATGCCCCTGTTACAAATCGGGATTCACGCTGTGCAATGGCGACCGCTTTTACGAGGTCAGCGCCACGGAAACCTGCCTTATAGAATATTCGGGCAACTTCAATGCCACTTAACGTTCTACTTTTTCTATTTGCAGCGGTTCTAGCAGAACTGCTTCCAAGTTTAGAAACCGTTCCTCCCGAGCCATCTTGCCCCCCGCCACCAAGATTCATACGGTTGGCTGCTCGTGCTCCAAGGATGCTGTCAGTAATGGAACTTTGGGAGAACGACAGGATGGAGTTACCACCACTACTACCCCCAGATTTGCCCCCTAGGGACTGGTCAGAGACGATTCCGTCTTTCATGCCAGCAATGACCGCTTTGGGGTCTAGACGCTCTGTAGCGCCATTTAAACCCCATTTGGCGCCCTCTCGTTCGTATGCGCTACGACCGTCAGGTAACTCCGCTGGCTGTACGTGCCAAGGCTCCCCGTTGACCCCAGCAAAAGTCTTCAATCCGTATTTGGATGCGTTCTTTTGAACCCAGTCAAGGTCTCCCGTGAGGTCAGCCGCAAGACCAATTTCGTGCATTGACATTCCCGGGGGGGTCATGGGGGGAACACCAGATTTCTTCTGCCAGTACGAACCTTCCCAGAAAATGCCAGTTTTTTCAGAAGTTTTGTTATATCGTTGTAAAAACCCTTGCCGTTGGGTAATGCTACTACGGTAACCTTCACCAACACCCACGGCGGGGTTGTCTTGCATCATTTTGAGGATGCGATCACGGAACTTAGGGTTTAATTTTGACACGGTTGGAATATTGGCGGCTTCTGCAAGAGATTTCTTTTTACCGCCGTAGCCAACGCTGTAGTCACGTTTGAACCCCGGCATAGGGTCGGAGCCTGTGCCACCAGAAAATCCCGCCGCACCTGAAGCAAACATTGTTGCGCCAGCAGCCATCATTGGAACACCAACACCAACTTCTGATAGGAGGGCACCACCTACCATTAAACCAATGCCCGCAGCACCCTTTAAAAATGCCCCGGTTTTGCTGTTACGGGTATTCATACGAGCACCAATAACACCAGCCATTTTGTTTTCAAGGTCTCCAAATGCTTTAATCAACCCTTGAGTATTTTTTTCTAATCTGGCGTAATTATCGGCTTGCTTTTTGTAAAATTGTACGTCACGCTTTTCTTGGACTCTTTGCGTTTCTTCTTGTTGATTAGCAAAGTTACCTTTGATCCCCATGAGTTTTTGCTGGGAAGGGTCATCAGGGTTGTACATCCCTTTTCCACCCTTTTTCCGAAACTGTACATTTTCTTGTGCGTATTGCAAAACCATGTTCTGCATGTCTTCAGGAAGACCCATTGCGCTAAGACGGGCACGACTGATCGACCCAAGTTGCATGGCGCCTTTAACCATTCCCTCATTGGTTAACCCAGAAGAGCGGACCACTTGCTGGATAACCTGCATCATATTTCGTTGACTACCACCGGGGCCGTACATCCCTGTTCCCATGGTCATCGTCATGCGGTTGTTTACTTGTGGCGATGCCAAAGTTGCCATCATTTGCGCCATGTCTTGGGTGCTGTAAGAAAAACCTGTAGCGGCACGAAGACCTGCGATACCTCGTGCGTTCCCTTGTGCGCTAAGACCTGTTTGGGCTTGTAGGGCTAAAAGAGAAGATGCTCCACCCGTTCCTAATTTGTATTGGGTTAATGGTTGTAGAACAGCGTTAGTAAATCTATTTTGAGAAATACCTTGCGTCTGCTGATAGAGCATGGACAATTTGTCATAGGACAATGCTTGCCCATACATATTGTCAGTGCGTTTGTCAATACCAGCAACAGCCATGGAACCAAGTTGCATGATTGTTCCGGCAGCAGCACCGTAGGCGCCTGCTTTACCGGCACCACCGCTACCAGTGAAGCCCCCAGCAAAGTTAGCAAAGCCACCACTACGTTGGGCATCTCTTTGCTGAACTGCGTTTGCTTGGTCTCTTGCCCTGTCGGCTCCGCTGTTGCCAGAGGACCCCCGACCGTCACCTTTAAAAGACGCAATGGCTTTAATTAATGCTAGTACCTTATTGGCACCTTTTTCAGTATCAGGTTTTCCAAGATTTCTTAAAAAATCTCCTACACGCTTTGCAGTTCCTTGTGCCTTACGACCTTCGCCAGAAGCGGATGAAGACGTGGGAGGACCCAGTAAGTACCCGTCGTCGGAGTCACCCCCGAGTCCACCTCCTACAAAAGATTCAGCCATAAAAATTAATCTCCACTATTATGCCATTTTCCCATAGATGCCCAGAACTTTCTTTGACGTTTGGACATTGTTCGTATATCTGACAAAGTGAAGCCACTGTATGCGGAGGCTATGAAGTCATATTCCCAATATAGGCTATTCAGATTAACCGAATAAAAGTGAGGCCCAGTCGAGAACCATCGCAAACTTTTCCTCGCAATGAGCACACTGGGCGTTCACCTCCCCAATCTCAGGACCCGGCTGGCTCTCCAGCAAAGTCTTTACAAGTTTGGAGCGGTCTCCCATATTAAGAGATTTAGCCCAGTCAACTGGGTTTCCTTCAATGCCAACGGCACAGCGTGCCAGCATTAACGTATTTTGCTCTGCGGTGGTTTTAACGGATTTAATGATGGCAAGACTGTCCGCATTAGTGGGAAGCCTTAACTCAACGTTTGTGCCGTTTTTCAAGGAGGTCGTAATTGTATTTTTAATGCCTTTTTTCAAAGGTTTTTCTGGAAAGGTAGTGATGTCTACAAAAACATCATTTGATTCTCCACAAGAAGTACAAGCAACTTCGTACTCCCTTACTTTTCCGTAGGTGGCTTCAACAATTGCCATAAACAATTTGTCTCGGTCACCCACAATAAGGTTGTCTACAACGTTTTTGTTTTGTGAGACATTGATAGATCCAATAGATTCAACGGCTCGTTTTAACAAAAATGACATGTAGTCTGCATAACTACTTCCATTTTTTGCTTCCAAAGAAGCCAAAGCCTCTTCATCAGAACCATTTAATTCACGGATAATTGCAGTTGTTTGCCACTCCCCATCGCTGTCTTGCAAACCTACATATAGGTCAACAACACTTTCTGGGTAGGTGTCCATTCGTGGTACAGGATCTTCTAGCGCTTTGTTAAGCGCCGACGCCTGAGAGGCGATGTCCATATTATTCTCCTATTGTTATGTTTTAAATTATTTATCTAGTAGAGAGGTTTTCTTTTCCAGACCAGTCAATGTAAAAACCTTCGTGGTGTACATTCAATGTCTGAACCATGATACCTGTGGTGTCTCCTGCGGAAAGGTCACTCAATGAGTATGAACCGGGCCAGCAGTTATATAGTTTGTATTGCAATTTAACAGCGCCGGGAACAACTACGTTATTTGTGTTGTTAAGGGCATTACCATCATAGGCATAACGTAGTGATTCTGTTTCGTTAATTGCGCCTTGACCTACAGCCCCGCTACCAGTATGTGGGTGGTCATAGACCTTTACAATGATGTTGCATCGGTAGTTGCCATCTTTTGCAAGATTTGTATCACCAGAGATACCCCCACCAACCCATGCATGCATGAATCGTTGCCATTCCCACAATTGGTTTTGACCAGAGAACGCACCACGAGCAAACGCTACAGGAGCAAAATCAGACTGACCAACAAACTTGTGAGCGTGGGTATTCATCCCACCTTCACGGTATGTAATGACTTCGTTATTTACTGACAATCCGCTAACTTGGGCAAACCCAATTTCTCCAATATTTTTAAGAGTTGTAGAAAGGTTGCTATCGCTATCAATAGGCAAAATTTCTACACGAAACTTAAAGTTACGTAGAGGGTCTGTCCGTTGAGTAACAACGGTAGTGGTAGGCGTAGTCATATTTCTCCTTAATTAGGCGTTCTCGCCAGCCCATTGGCTGACGTTGATAACAATAAATTCGGCTGGGCTAAGTAATGAAACACCAATTTCAACATTGACATAACCATCACCAATAGTTGAAGAGGTGTTGTTAGTTTCATCGCAGATGATGTAGAAGGCTTGGTCAGCACTTGATCCTTTGAGGTTTCCGGTTGCCCAGAAATTTGTAAGAGTTTGTGAAAGGGTGTTGTTAATTTTTGTCCACAAACGTGAATCGTTAGGTTCAAATACAGCAAATGCAGTTTGTGCTTCAACAATCGATTTAACAAAGTTCATTGAACGACGAATTGTAATGTACTTGTCTGGGCGGTTTGATACCAATGTACGAGCGCCATTGATAACGTAAACCCCGCCCGGAATAGGACGGATAACGTTTACGTTCTTAGTGTTATACAAGGACGCTTGCTGTGCTTCAGTAGGAGAAACAGTAAGTCCAAAAACGTTGCGAAGGTCAAGGCTGTACCCAGCAGGAGCCTTAGCCACTCCACGGGTAGTCTCTGAGCGAATGAAAGCACCTGCAACAGTTCCACCGGGGTAACAGTTGCGTACAGCGGCGGGTCCACTACGAGCAGGGTCTGCCAACTTCAAGGCTGGGAAGTAAATTGCTCCATAGCCCTTGTTTCCACCGTAACTAACGTTGATGTTGTCTGCGGTAGTTGTAAGCCCACAGTCAATGATGACGAAAGAGTCACCACGTCCTGCGGCGTAGTCAAGGGCTTTGTCCACAGTAGCGGTTGCTGTTTGACCAACAAAGTTAATTAAAAGAGGAAGTTTGATTGGGTCATAGAGAGCAATTGCATCTCCCCAAGTCTCTTCATCAATTGTTGCTGATCCAGCAGAACCAGCAGTAAAGGCAGTTGTGATGTTCAAAGTATTCTCAATAACCGTGGCGGTCAAAGAAGAGCCAGACGCAATTTCTACAACGTTGCCGCAATTTGCGTAAACTGAGAAAAGATCAAGAACATCTTTTACGTAACGTCCTGATGCTGGGTCAAACGAAAGTTCCTGCCAACGTTCTACCTCTACACCATTCAAAGTAAGCACCAAACCAAATACGGTGTTTCCGTCAATGGTAAGAGTTTCGGAATCTTCTGACGTGCTAGTGAAAGAGTCAAATGAAATTGTTGCACGAAGTCCAGTAGACGCACTAGATGAGTTAGCCCATGTGCCCACTGACTTAGCAGTCAGAGTAAACAAATCTACTGAAGTAGGGGAACCACCTGTGGTCATTGCCGTTGGGGTTGCCTCAGCGGCTGTAGAATCCGATGGAGCAATACGGGTTACGTAGGCGTCACGTCCACCGTTAGCAAAGTAACTGTAGACAGCGTAACCAAGGTCATAGTCATTGGAGAGTGGCCCAAAAGTAGACACGTAGTTTGACCATGAGTTGATCAATACAGGTGAGGTTGGACCACGAAGAGCAGTACCTAAAAAGGCTGCTGCTGTGGCTGTGTTTTTGGTGCTAACTTGAGTTTGAGAAGGGACTTCTCGAACGTAGACGCCGGGGCGTTCGTATGCCATTATGACTCCTAAAAGTGAATACAGGGGTGGTTAAAAAGGTTCACTGCTTTGTATAATTGTAGTATTAATTTGAGTAGCCTGCTTGATCCCAACAAAATCAGACGATGGCAGTTCTGCCGTCATCTGTAACGTATATATTTTGCGAAAAATCCTCTTACGGTAACCAGCCTCAGGGTCGAGGAGGTCAGCCGTAGTCCAATCCAGCAAATCAAACCGACGAGAAGTGTTGTCGGCGGGAATGTATATGGAGTTGTACCGGAAAGGAACAACGTCATAAAGAAGTTTGGCGGTCAGTTGCCTGTCGTGGAGAGCGCTACGGGTAAATGTAGAAACTTGATACAGAATATCTACAGGGACAAATTCAGTGGTGCGAGAATATTCGTAATCATCAGGAGGGGTTACTGTATCTGAGACAGAAGGCCAGTAGGTAAGGGCGCTGGGGCTGTCTGCCCAAGAGTCCCCTTCTAGATAAGCATATTGGTCAACAATCGAATGCTGGCGATTACGGGAGTAGACAATATCGATAAGTTCAATGGTGATAAAAGGGTAGTACCTTTCGGTTTCACCTTCTGGGTACCTAAAAAATACTTGAACTTCACGGGAGGCATTACGGTCATCAGACACAGTAAGACCAGTAAAACGGGCTTTGATAGCCTCATCTTCGGCTAATAAAAACCCAGAACGACTCAATGGAGGATACCTTGTGTATAGGTTCGTAGAGCCATATGGCTACTCCTGTCGGTCTGGGCGTTGTGTTGTCACGGCGCTCGCCGGACAAATACTATTTTATCATTTCGGGATAGACAGCGCTGTAGGCCAAGGAAGATTTTCAATGTTTAAAGCCGCTGGACCCGGGTCAAAAGGCATTTCTTGATTAATGTAAATTTCAATACCTTCAACCACGGCAATCACATCGTCTTTCAGACGACCACGAACACGGTACGACTGCACAGAGAAATAACGACCGTCATAGAGAAACATGTCATTTAAGTGACGACGGTATTCATACGGTTCTGATATTCCTGCGGAGCGCATGTCTTCAATAGATACCGCAAGGTTAGTAAGTTCTACGGGCTGACGACCTTCGGGGATAGCACGTTTTTGGTCTTCTGTTTCAGAGACCATGAGCACAGGTAGGGTAATTCCTTCCCTGAATTTGCGCCCACCGGTACCAATGATGCCTTCATCATATACATCGTCATACACAGACTCGGTAGAGGTGTTGCTACCTAAAGGAATGAACTCATACCAAACAACAGTTTCTCCGTAATCTCTTTGGTATTGCCTGTAGTTCTTTCTAATTAACCCTAGTTCTCGGCGTAGATCCATTAGTAATACGCATTCGAGGTATAGCCAGCAGGAGGTTCGGTGTCAATAAAAACATCTTCACGAAGTGGCTCATCTTTTTCAGTAATAAGGATGTGACCTTCAGTATCTTCGGCAAAGATGCGCTCCATTGGACCGTACTCCCCAATTTCTTTAGCCTTGTACAGAGGGACAAGGCGATTGGTAGTGCGAGATACACGGCGAAGGCTGAATTGTTCAATACGCTCAGGACCGATGTTGAGGTTGTTGGCGTGTTTACGGTACTCAACTTCCCATTGCTGACAAAGGCTTTGAAGCATACGGAAGCGTTGTGAACCGGGGATGTGCACAGACTCTGACGTCATTACGTCAATGTCACGAGCAAACTCGGTCATCAATGCTTGGAGTGCCTCCACCAAAGCACCAATACCAATGGCGTCTAGTACCGCCGCATTGGCTTGTTCTAGAGGAACGTTAATAGTGGGAGTGTGGAAGTTAATAGAACGAACGCAATAGAATTCAAGGTCGGCAGGAAGAAGCCATTCGTAGTAATACCCTTCAACAAGTAGTTTGGTATTGTTTGCTGGAGTGGTCGCAAGACGCAAAATGCCGTTTCTAGCATCAAGAGAATAATCAGTGCTAGTCAATTCGGTAACTGTTGACCCAGTAGATTTAGCAATCCATAACGTGGATATGTCAATGTTTGGTTGACCTAACTCAAAAGTACGCCCAAGGGCATCAAAAGATACTTGAAAGAATTTAGGAAAATCTCGCAAATAATTACGGGCAAGTTCTACTGTGTGCTCAAGAGGGGTTTGTTTAGCCATAGATATATTTTACTGGTCTCCAGAACCTGTGCCGGGAATAGTGTCTTGTTCTGGCTGGTTTACCTGTGGCTGTTCTTCACGGTGACGGTGGGCAGTCACTGACCTAACACGAGTAATATCTAAAACCGTCCCAACAGGAACGGCAAGCAATCGGTCTGTCATTACCATTTTCCTTCCGGACAAGTCGCATTCTTTAATCTAACTTTAGCAGGCATTAGACACATGCACTTGGCGCACTGTGCTGTAACCATGAGGTGCGGGCATTCTTTGCAGGTTTTCCAACGATTTTCTGCTAATTCATTAGAAGAATAATCAGTGTCAGGATTTAAAAAATCTAAAGGGCTAACTACCCCTGTTTCCTGCCGTTCGCTGTTTTTCTTTTTCCATTCGTGCCATGGGGTTGTCATGGCGTTACTCTACAGGAGCGACCCAGTCTGTACCATTCCATGTAGACCCAACTGGCAACATTTCAGCAGTTAGTACAAATCGTGGTTCGCTAGAAAACAAGGCAGCCATGCTTTCTTGCATAGCGGGGGGGAGTTGTGCAAGTGGTAGGTGAGCAACAACTTCGTCTTCAATTATGGCGTTAACGTATATAAGCATATTAGTATCTCCTTAATAGCAGAAGTAGGCAAAACACTCTTCAGCCGTCCATTGCAGTGCATTGGTTAATGAACATTTATAAACAGTATATCTAATGTCATAAGCGCAGTATGGGCTATTGACTGGGCATCCTGATGAACCATTATGCCCAAACCATTTGTACCCAAAAAGTTCTTTTACAACAATTGGGCGAACATCCCAATATGTATTATTCTTGGGGACGCTACCAAGGGAAGTGCCTGTGGCATAACTGTATGGGTCTTGAAGAACCCAGTTTGTTGAGGGAGCCACGCCAGTTTCATCACAACTTAAATAATCCACTGTGTCAAAACTTGGAAATGACGCTGGGTCGTAATAACTAGCACATCCCGTTTTTCCATACTGAACACGAGAAACAACTTTTCTTTTCTGTCCACAAGTACCACAACCTACATATGGTGAATAAGAATATTCAACAGCAATAGGTACAAACCCTGTAGCACCTTGTGTGCAGTTAATATTTGTAGTTATGGTGCCACTAATTAGAGTATTGGTTCCAGCGTAAGAAACACCAATAATTTCGTACGTGTAGTTAGTGTTGTCTGTAAGACCAGAAGCAACTAAAGAGTAGTTTTGCGCCCCGTATTGAGCAGTAAAGTTGGAAGCATAGTTAGTCCAGTCACTTGTACTACCAGTGGGTTTTACACGAACTGTAAGTGACCCAGCAAAACCTAGTACATCAATAGTCCCAGTAAAAGTTAATTTGGTAAGGCTGGTGCCATCGTTAGAACTGGTGACGCTAGAAGAAACAACAATTGGACGAGCATTCCAAATTTCAACCCAACTACTACCGGTCCACATTAAAACTTTTTTAGCAAGTTGGGCTGTTCCGCCGTTAGTTAAATAACCCTTAACTGAATACCAGTTATTAGCAGTACCACCAGCAGTTGTATATGCCTTAGGGCTATACGGAGAGACGGCTGGCACAGATCACACCTGAATCCAAAGATCATTTGCCTTAGGGGTACCCCCGGGAAACGATGTCCCGACAGCACTCACGTAGATACTTGGAAGAGTTGTTGTAAGCGCTAAAGACATTGCAGCGTCACCTTTAACTGACACTGTGCCAGTAGCAGCACCACTTACTGTTAATGTGCGGGCTGTAGTCCAAGCAGCGGCTGTTGTGGCTGTGTCAGCATTACCTGTAAGGGCACCAGTAACGTTGGCAGTTACCATTCCAGCGGCAAAGTTTCCACTACCGTCACGTAGGACAAGGTTGCTAGTGCCTGTAGTACCCATTGCTACATACTTAGCCAAGTTTTCCCATGTACCAGAATTATTAAAGTAAAGAGTCGCTTGTCCTGTAGCAGGAGAAGAACCAGTACGAATGTACAAGTCACCATGTGAACCACCGCTCGGTACAGCAGTTCCAGACTTAGTTACAGCGGAAGGGGAGAAGGTGCGCTTGTCAACGTATGTGCGAGACAAAGTTGATGATTTAAGATCAGCACGAACCGTTACTGCGTACAGTACAACAAATGAGCCTGACGCCGACGTTGGCGGAAATACAGGGAACGTTGGGTTGGTTGCGCTGGCAGTAGCGGTACCATCTACAACGTAGAAAGACCATGTGCCACTGTTGTAGCGAGCGCAGACAAGGTCAAAGCGGGTTCCGCTGCTTGGTGCTGCTGGAATAGTTACAGTCGTTCCTGTAACAGTCCCGTAGACGCCATCAATGTAAACCTCAGCGTTGGTAAGAGTGAGGGTTATGTACTCTGTGAGATGAGCAGAGGCACTAGTAATTGCACCGCCAGAAATAACAAAACTACGTCTGTCACCAAGTAATTGAAAATCAAGAGCGTCAGGTTCTGCTTGCTCAAGGGTGGCAATAGTCGAACCATAGGCAATGGCGTTAGGAATAACAAAAGACATCAGTTACCTTCTTCTGGGGTAACCTCAGGCTCCTCAACGAGAGGGGCTTCCTCTTCTTTAGGCGCTTCCTGCTGTTGTACTACAACCACTTCGTATTCATTTGGCTTTGCGGCGGTTACTTTGCCACGAGTAGCAAGGTGAGAATACAAAGAGGCAGGGATTACGGCGCTGGTACCACGAGGGAGGTTGTAGGAAACGTTCTCCCAGATGATATGGATTGCCTCATGTGCGACAGCGTTAACCCCGTCTGCAATAGAGGAGGTAGAATCCTCAGAGGATTTCTTTTTAGCCGCCATGGCACTCCTATTAGATAGTGTCGTAAATGTTTTCGTGACCCTTTAGATACTCATAAAGGTCACTAGGGATGGTGTATGTTTTACCATCTTCAAAATTGTATGATTGACGACCCCAATGCATAAGCCAAGTTCCCTTGACTCGTGCTTTACGTTGTGCGGGGGCACCGGGTGCAACAACAACGGGTTCATCAACCTCGGTGGTGTCAGTAACTTCTTCAACAAATGTTTCAGGATCTTCAAAGATACTTGAAATTGTTGTCAGGTTTTGAGTTTTTTTAGAAGCCATAAGTTTCCTTTAGTAGAAGGTAATAAACACTTGCGATATATGTGGGGTACTTGGTTTGCACCGTTCCCCCACACTATCACGTTGTGGGCTATCAGGAGATAGCGCCACCGAGTGTGTTGATAAGCACACGGGACTCGTGGGTGATAACACCAAAGCCCCAGATTGCGTACCATGACAAGCCGTGCTCACGACCGAAGTCGATTACACCACCGTCACGAAGTTCAACTGGCAATGCAATTGCCTGACCGAATGCGTTGTCACCAATCATGATTGATGAGTATGAGTTAGCACTTGGGTCTTGGTTACCGTAGGTAGCAGGATCGAGGTCCAAGATAGAACCATCTCCCATACCCTTGAGAACCTGAGTTGTCTCAATGAACACTACGTCGTACAAACGACCAATTTCACCGAGCATGAAGTTGCCGGGAGCGGCATACTTCGTGACTTCAATGAATTCAGGCCAGTCACGGAGCGCACGGCTCTGTGATGGGTGAACGAAGCAAACGTAGGTGTCGCCAAGGCGTGGAATGTTCTGACCAGCAAGAATTTCTACTGCGTCCTTGATAGAAGCAGGAGACATGTAGCCGGGAGCAGAACGAGTACCAACAGTGCCAGCGTCGTATGGCGAGATAGAGCCACGCTCTGCGGCGGTGGTACGTCCAAAGACGACCGATGGAGCAACAGCAGAACCGCCACCGAACGGAACACCCTTTTTGTACAAGGTGTTGCGAGCCTGAACGTCCATAGACTGTGCCATGTGACGACCAAGAAGGCGGCTAGATGATGCCATCACGTCATCGAATGATGCGTTAAGGAGCAATTCGGTAACGGCGATAGCCTTACCCTGTTCCTTAACAGTGATTTGGATCTGACTTGCTGACAGAGCAGTAGGGTTCATGCGAACACCTTCAACCAATTCTGCACCAGACGACTCGTTTACACCAAGGTTGGTGTAACGCATGAAGTTGATGGTGAGACCCGGCATAACACCAAGTTCTGTCTTCTTAACAGCGAACTGCTCGAAGCGAAGAACTGGCATTGCTTGGAACAAAATTTCTTTTGACCAAATTTGCTGGATTGCTGGACTGAGGGCGGAACCGCCTGATGTCGAGCCATCACCGTAGCCGGTGGTGGCAATTGCTCCGGCGGTGGTTACTGCACCGCCAATAGGACCGGGAAGGGCCATAGTATTTATCCTCCGTGGATAAGGGTTGTTATGTGGTTAGAAACGGCCTCGTGAAGACCGTGCATTTAGGAGCCTGTCCCTCATCTTTGTGTACTGTTCCATCGGCATATTGCGGATATCTTCCGCAGTCAAAGTCTGGTATTCCGTCTGAGTTTCCATTGGCCCAACAGGAGGCGACGTTACCGGCGCCCCCCGCAAACGACCTTGCTGTTGCGCAGTCGCTTGCTGGATTGATTCAATAATAGCAGATGACCGTTCACGAAGAATTGAAATTGATTGTTCAATTTCTTCTTCTGAGTTTCCTGACACTAAATCAATCAACTCTGGAATGATGGATTCCTGCTCTTGCTGAAGTCGGTTGTTGCGATAATGCCCAATTTCTTGGAGTCGGCGCTCTTTTTCAAGGAGTGCCTCTTGGGCTTGACGCTGAGATTCAATTGTCTCAAGGCGGGCTTGCCACTCTTGCTCAACTGAGTTGAGACGCTGATTGAATTCATCTTCTCGCTTAAGAAGTAGTTCTTTTGCGCTAAGTTCTTCAATTTCACGTTGACGAAGTATTTCTGCTTCTTTCATAGAATGTTGTTCTGCTTCTTTACGAGCGGCTTCCCGTTCAGCAGAAATAACAGCCATTTGCTCTTCCATGCTTTTAACACGGCTATCGGCTTCTTCAAGACGCTTGTACATCTTGTCTTTTTCCTGTTTGCGGATATTTTCCACTTCATCTTCGGAAAAAATTTTGCCGTTCTTAGTATTATTCATTGCATTCTCCACAAATTGCTCCACCATAGGAGCGTCTGTAGGTACTGAAATAATGTCCCCTTCGGAGACGGGGTTTCTTGCCATGGTTCTTTACCTCATTTGTTTGGCGTGTGTGAACTGAATTAATAGGTTGTCTTATTCTTCATCTGGCACACGACGCTGGGCGAACCTTGCTCCGTATGCTTTGCTTACCAATTTATTTGCCAACTCGCCTTCGATTGGGTCAACTGCCCCAACACCCGGCATTGGTCCTGCTCCCGCAGAACCTCCTGTTGAAGATACATTAGCACCTCCAGCAGAAGCCATTTCGGGACCACCGGGTCCCGGGATCATGCCTGTAACCATCATTACGGCTTGACTAATTTGCGCACGAAGCATGTCAAGAGCGCCTTGGTCTAGGGCGTCATCTTGCAGTTCGTCAAAAATTTCTGCCATTTTTTCGTTGGCAAACTCTTCACCAAGGATGCGCAAAGCGCCTTTCTTGGACTCAAGACCAAGAGCCATTTTGGCTTGTACTTCATTGAGTTTGATAAGTTGATCAACTGGCAAAGGCTCAGGCCAGTGGATCGTTGTTTTATACGTTGTTGGATCAAATGGGTCAAGTTGTGGCAACTGCCCCGGCTCTAGGTCAGCCGCTTTACTTGGGTCGTACTGAAGCATTTGTGGCTCAAACACTGCCGCTGTACGGATAATAATTTCATTTACTTTTTCAATACCTTTAGTAAAGTGAACCTTTTTCATCATAAAACGGTTCATCATTGGTTGATATTGAATAGCCAGAGCCACACCAGATGTGTTGGATACTGGCTGGAATTGACCAAGTGCTGTTTCAGGAACACCTGTAATTTCGTGCATCGTTCGTTTAAGGAACGTGATGTACTCCAAAGCACCTGACATTTCGCCACGGGATTCAAGGTTAAATACGCTGGCATCTTTAGGAAGCCCAGCCCAAACTTTTTTAGGTCCACGCTCTAGTTGAGAAGCCTTGGCACCTGTGATGATTGTTACCGGCGCTGCGTGGTAGTTGATGATGTCAGAGACTTCCACCATCTTTTCATTAAGTTCACGATTGAGAGGAATAATATCCCATATATCACTTTGCCCCCAAGGCGATGAAGAAATAGAAGTGTTCTGAATGTGAACAATTGGGATAATTCCAAGAGCGTTTTCGTACTGGTCAATTAACTCATCATTGATAAATTGTTGAACCATGTCGTCAGAAAGAATTTCCGTGAAGGTGTAAACCTGACGTGTACCTTCTGGAGATGTTCCCCAGAAACGGTATTTAAGTTTAAAGCGGAGCAAACGATCACGGTCGTGAGGGTGGTACTCAGGAAAACAGTGCGCAGGGTTCAACGGGATAACACGAATGCGTCCTTCATGGGGTACCCCCACGCTGTCAACATAAGGCTCTTCATATGCAACTTTGACAAAACAGTCACCAGTTACAGATGCAAGTTGTCCCATTTCCCAAAGAACAAACTGCTTTGAGTTGTGGATATCCCATACCTGATGCAAGAGGTGGGGGATGATTGCAGAGTTTTGTTCAGGGCAACGAAATTGTATACCCTTACCAAAACAAAAGTTAGTGATGTAATCCGACATAGTGCGGACATAGTTCATGTAGAACTGTGACTCACCCTGTTCACGGCGGTAAGACCAGTGATGGCCTAGATACCAAGCCCATGCTGCTGAGTATCTATTTAATCGAGGACCGTGTACTTCAAACTCTTCGTCTGCAAGTTCAACAAGTCCAAGAGGGGATATAGCAACAGTGAGGTCACTTGACGACGCTCTATATGATGGCGACCAAAAGTCCATTGCCATTTGTCATCACCTCCAATCGGTTAGGTGTAGTTTACACAAAATAATTTACTACGAGACGTTATTTAGAAGTCTGTGTAGGCGCTTTCTTAGCAGCGGCTTTTTTAACAGGTGCTTTCTTCTTTGCAACTTCCGCTGTTACTTCTTCAACTACCGTAGGAAGTTCTTTAGAAGCCTTTGCAAGAAAAGATGCCTGCGCAGGATCGCCAACTTTGGTGCTTGCCCAAGCAAGACCAGTGATAAGGACAGGCATGATTGCAGCCTGAGCACCGGGGTCAATGTTGAACTTTGCAAGGAAATAAGCAACTGCGCCTACAGCGGCACCCTTAATTGTTTGGTCGGTTACTTGCGAATCTTTAATAGCCATACCACAATGATACTATTTTTTAGATTCCCGCTCTTGGACAAATGACTGAAAGGGTGATCCTGTATAAGGATCAAACTTACTTGCCACGGTCAGAGCCTTGTTAGCCACACTTTTAGCCTGTTGAACGGTGGGGTTTTTAGCGCTCATCAAGGCTTGCATAGCCCCCAAGGCATATGAAGACCCAGTGCCAATAGCGTAAATACCTGATGTATCTGAGGTCCACGAGTAGTCACCATCAATGATGTAAATGGTCCCATGAACAACAACCACGATGGTAGAACCTTGTTCGGCAATATGGGCTGAAGAATCTCGTTCTGGCATGGCGTAGCCTTGCTCCTCAAACGACGATCTCAATACTGGAACAAATTGCCTTGTAATAAATTGATCCAGTTTTTTACCAATGGCATTAAGCGGTGGCTTTGGTGGGGTAAAAGCGTGGTGAAGGATATTTATCGCTCTGATGTCCCCAGCCGCCCCTAGTAGGTAATCACCATTAGTAGCAATCTTTGCTGTGCCAGATCCAAGGGTAGTAATTTGAAATGCCATCCCAGACTCATCAAAAGACGAGACTCTAGAATCTGTGCAAATTACAGCATAGGTATCCCCTTGGATACCAACAATGGTGGTCATGGAGCCGTGTACTCCTTGTTGTGGTACATCGCCCAACCCTCACGGATGGGGATCATTTCAAGGTTAAATTCAGCGTCACCGTCTTTATAAGTGACTACACAAAGACCCTGTTGCCAGTTTTCGGTAATAGTCATAGGGCGACCATCAAGGTCAATTCCACCTTTAGTGGAAGGCACTACCCCATCAACACGGGCAAGACAGCCCGCAGAGGCCGCTAGGATCGTCTTACGTCCGTCGTAATCCTCACGGGTTACTTCCGCCCATTCACGGCGATGGATGTGCCCATAGAGCACTGAGGTCTTTTCATTAGCCAAGTACATATGTGCGGTAGAGCCGTTGCTCTTTACACGGGTACCATGGATAACTTTCAACTTCTGATTAATCCAATAGTATCCAGCAGGGTAGCCGGGGACGTACTTGATATTGAAGTCATCAAAACGACAAAGGAATGGGACTGACAAAACAGGCCAGTTGTCGGGGGTGTCGCCCCTCTTCAAACCAAAAGAAGCCTTGGCGTTATCTAATGTGTAGTTAACGAGGCGCTCTTCATGGTTACCTGCCAGCCAAACAATCTCAGCATCAGGGGCAACTGCTCGAAGACGAGCCATCAAGATAGTTGCGTAGTCAATCGCTTTTTGAGTAGTCAGTGCATAAGCAGGGCTAAGGCGATACTTGCCAAACTCAGCAAAGTCAAGGTTGTCACCATGCATGACTACTTTCGCTGGCTTTAAATCCTTAACCATCGCAACACAGATATCAATTGCTGCTTCATCATGGATGGCTTCCAACTCTCCAGTTGCATTACGAAAGTAACCAATCTGCATATCAGGAAGTACTACGGCTGTATTCCACTCTGTTTTCTTTGGTGTTTTAGTTACTGCACTTGTTGGTAACTTAACTGCTGGTCCTTGATTAACGGGGTCCCATTCAGGACCTTCAGCCCACTTAGGAGAAAACTGAATAGCAGCAAGGTCGTGAATTTGTGCTTCACCCTCTTGGTCTTTAGTTAAAGACTGATAGAGAGATACACGTTTTACAGAACCTATTTCATTAACGTCAATGTTTTGACGATCAAGAATGTCTAATAGTTTTCCTAGTGCTTTTGCTTTATTTTCTGGGGCCTTTAGATCATTCAGTAATTCGCTCACAGGGGCAATCTCCATTTATGTGACGTTGAATAGTGCTCATACTTATTGAGTATCCGTTTTTGCGTAATGCACCGGTGAGCCATGAAACACTGTAAGCCTTAGACCTACCTTGTCCATCGTCTTCCCGAATTAATTCAATTGCTCTATCAATTGCTTCTTTGTGTTCTGCATCCATCTTTCCGACGATTACAGACAATTTACATTGACCAACTGAATGTTCAGTTCGGGGTGTTGTCAACGCTTCTAACAGAGAAGAGCGTTTCTTTTCTTGTGCCATTTGTACCTCTAACGACGTAGGTAATTAACTAAGGCATGAACCTCGTTACGTATCGTATCACGAACAAATGCGTGATGTAAAGGAATTACTTCTTCAAATGCCAGTCAATATGTCCGTCAAGACGATCAGAGACTGAGTCAACACCATCTTGGACTTTGTTAAGTCTGCGGATAACTTCCCCATGATCAGAGGAGTTTGTTTTCTTCATTGATTTAAATTCTTTAATTGCAATTCCTGAAAGAGTTCCAAAGAGGCCAATGCTGGCAACAATGATAGAAGCGATTGCAGGGTCCATTAAATGTTTATGCCATTCCTCGAACGTTTACCCATTGCTCTGCCTGAGCATTGTTTGGGGTGTACTTATGGGCGTTTTGACGACCCCATTCGTAAGCAGCGTTTTCCCCATGGGTGTTGAGAATCTTTGAATAATCTTCATTAAATCGTTCAGCAGTAGCCATGCGAGCAGTTGCAGTAAGGATGTCCATACCACCGGGTCTTCCAAGAAATTCTTCGCCTTCATTAACCATTTCTGGTTCCATTTTTCCAAACTTTTTCTTCATTTTTTGATTTCCAGCAGAATCTAGTACAGGTCTTGCAGGTGTTTTAATACCAGCCGCTTTAAGGTCATGTGTGTCACCTGTGTATGCTTGTGACTTTTGTTGAGCAATAAAAGCACTATGACCGTGCTGTGGGTGGTAGGGGTTTACAAGACCAAGGTCAAAGTTTGAAATCTTTTCTCCTGATAGTTTTCCTTTTTTTGTACGCATACTTTCGTGTGGTTGAGATGCTTCTCCTCTTGCATTTCTTGAAACTTCTGCGGCACTGGTAGTGGTAATTTTTGTCCCTTTAATAGTTGCTTTGTGTAAAGCACCAATTTCGTCATTAGACAGTTCTGGGTTTTCCAGAGAAAGACGTCGTGCGTCAATTGCGGTGTCAATGTTTGGCATTGCACCACTCTTTAAAGACCAGCGTGCTTTAGGGCTACTAATGGCTACGTCTCTACGAACGTCTGCTTCATCAAACCCCGCCGCCTGTGCACGACTACGGATAGCGGTAACTGACGCTCCTTGTTCATACACAGGGTAGCCAGCCTTATCAAGACCAGTGCGTTGTCCTTCATACCAAGGTGTTAATTGTGCACTGAAGTGGTGGTGCCTGTTAGACACCATGGCATCGACAACAGATTCAGGGGTAGAGCGTGAACTTAATTTAGATTTTTTTCTAAAATTCGAGTATTCAGGGCGAGTTGCAATATCTGTAATTCTTTTTTGTAAAGTCTCATTAGCATTTTTATATGTAGGATTTTTTAACCCAGAGGAATACAAATTCATAAAACCACCTTCAGCGGTGGCGGTTGCTGGAGGTGTTTGCCATTCACGGCGAACAATATTGGCGCTATCCGCCGTGTTTACTCCATCGTTTTTATATTTAAGAATATTGGATAAAGAGACCTTTGCGGCGTCATCATTTGGGTCAGGTAATGCTAATGGTGTTTTAAAAGAACCACCAAGGGGAGTGCCACTCAATTCTGCTGGCATGCGCATTGTCTCAGGCTCTTTACCATAGGCTAGACGAGAAATAAAATCATGTGTTTTATCAGCCTGTTCCATACGAGAGTCAATATGTGTAAGGCTTGCTGACGGCTTGGGTATCAAAACTTTTTTCTTAGATGCCATTAAAAGTCGCCACCGTCTTTATTTTCTTTATTTTCTTTGTTTACTTTGTTGTACGCAGAGGTACCACGCTGGCGTTGGCGTGAAGGATCGCTAGGGCGATTAGGGCGCTTAACACCTTGTGGCTTTTTATCCATGGTGTTGTTCTGTGGCTTAAATAAGTCAAGAGGGTCTTCATACAATTGACCTGTTCCAGCAAGGTGACGGTTCATGTCGTAACCACCTTTAGGACCAGCGGGTCGTGGAACATATGGGTTGCGAAACTCAGTACCAAAGTCAGGATGACGGTACATTTGCTGGCTCCGGAATTCTTGTCTACGACTACGTAGCATCGGAGCAAAACTGTAACTTAATGCTGCCCCTGCATACACCGGAGCAACGGGGATACCTGACGAGACAGTGTCTGTCAGTTCCCCGTTACCACTAGGTGCTGGAGCGCTGGCTTCGCCTGCGCCTTCCATGGCGGATCAGTCGTAAACGACGGTTGGGTTCGGACGGTTCATGTGACCGCCTGTGTTGTACTCGTACTCGAAGTATGGCATTCCATCTCCGGCAACTGAACCCTGTACAAACTCTGAAAGCACGCTTGGTGCTTCAATCCATGAAGCCGAGCCAACGTGTACACGCTCTTGCATAGTCTGCATTGCAGGCTTGTAAAGCATTGCTGGGTTGGTGTGGTTCATGCGTCCGGGAGCCGGTGCTGTGTCCATGTATGCACCTTGTGCAAAGTCGTTTGGAACGTCGGTGTCTGTTGCAACACCTTCTTCAAAACGAAGTGGACCCTTGTTCATAGGGATGCTTGGAGCAAACCCACGTTCAAACATGGTTGGCGACTTCTCGGGGAACATCGGGGCTGGTGAAATTGGCACTATTTACTCCTCCATAAAGGGGTATTGACTTATTTACAAGGATAGCATTTTTGGAGACACCGTTTATTTAAAAAAGGGTGAATTGCTTTCTTGGATCTGAGGCATGGTATCTATGACCGTCATGGCACAGGCAATGGCTAAACTGTCTGGGTAGTCGTCAAAGGCGCCTTTTTCATTAGGGGCAGCAGCCAATAAATACGGTCCTTTATAGACTTTTTCAAGATCTGACATCTGCTGGTTAAACCGTTTCCATGTCCTATTTCTACGGGCTTTAGAGTGCCCCGGAAGAAGTAATTGTTCTCTTTGAATTAATTCTGTTAAATGTACCCAGCGCTCATTCTGAGCCTTGGAATCAGAAGAAACTGGAAGAACTTCCATGTCAGGCAACAGGAGCGCCAAACGCTCTGCAACAGCACCGCCAACTCCTTGTGAATCTACCCCCACCCTCAGGATGTCGTAGTGGCGTAGGAAATCGATTATATGGAAATACTGGGATTCCCATTCCTCATTATTGATTTCAAGCCAGTTAAGTATGCGGTGCTCATAGAAACCAAATGGGTCTGGGTGGTCCCAGTCAACCCAAACAACTGTTACTACAGTGGAGTCATTGGAGCGAGCAACGTCAATCCCTGCAACACAAGGGGTACGCCACCATTCTTTGACCAGAGGCATCTGTGGGTCATACATGCGATTAAGCCTGTCGTCTGTAACGAACATACCTTTTTCGAGGATGAACTTATTACAGTAAGACATTTGGAACTCATCTGAGTCTTCCCCAATGCGCAATTTTTCTTTAGAAATAAACTTGGCATAGTTAGCGTTATATTTTGATGCAACTCTGTAGTCATACTCAAAATGCGCTTCACGAAACCTTCTACCACCATTGACAGAGCGCCTCTTATTGTAATGAATCATTCGGTAGAAATAAGATTTCTGTCGGTTAGCCGTACCAGTCAGACAGATAGAACCGTTGTTAAACGCTAACATCGGTTTAATTGATTTGGCGATCATGGTTTCATCGGCTTCTTGAGCCTCGTCAATAAGAACAAAATGGTAAGTCTTAGACTCAATCTTTGCTTTAGGGTTACACGTCTGCATACGGCAAAGTGACCCAGAGTTCTTTAAGGTGATAATTCGCCCACGACCACGGGTACCGCCACCTGTTGCCTTGTCATCGATCTCGGGGTCAAGAAGAAACTCAAGTGCATGGTCGTTTGTAAGTTTTGAAACAATACGTCCAAATACAGTATCTGCCTGTTCTTCAGTAGGAGCAAACGTTCCCACCCAAAATCCTTTAGAAAACTTGTTTAACCATGTGGGGTATATAGGAGCAAGTTTTGGAAGGATAACCATCATGCCAGCAAGGACAGCAGAAAGCACTTCTGACTTACCTGACTGTCGGGTAGCGATAACAGTGAGTTCATCGCCGTCCCCTAAAACTACCGATTCAATAATGCGGTAAGCAATAGGGACCTGATAAGGGAAAAACTCAATGTCACAGAATTCCTCAGTAAAAACCATAATTCGTTTTACTAGTTGGTCTACAAATTCCGCTGAGGTTTCGTCTAATTCCTCGGCGTCCCCAAAGTCTTCTGGGATATCTATTTCTTGTAGATCGTCTTCTGATATCACTGTTGTTTAGTTATACCGATGCTCTGCTTTGGAGTTCATCCCAAAGGTCTTTGACAATATTTAAAACTTTATCTACTTCTTTTGCAGTTCCGCCATGGTAAGACCAATGGTCGTACGTTGCACCCAACTCCATTAATGAAGTGTTTAGCCAGTTTTTAAGTTGACCATCATCCATTTTTCGTATTCTGTCAGGACGAAGAGGGTTTAAAGAATCATCTTTTTTATTCCAAAGTTTCACCAGTTACCTATTTCGCTTGGTGGAGTGTCCATGTATCTCCCTTGAATTGCGGAGAGTGTACCCTCTGTTTCATTAAACATTTGCGTTCGGCACAAGCCTAGTTGAAAACTACGTTTACATATTGCAATGTATATTCCTCGCCCTTTACGCCAAGGTGCGTTAAGTTCGTGCATTGTTCCAGTTCCTACCCCAAAATATCGAGGGTCACTGCGGGCAATCCAATAGATAGGACCAACCCCTTGTATAAGGTCTTTAGTGCCTTTAAAAGTAAAGTACAGCCCAATTACAATAACAGGGCATATAAGTACATTAAATAGTGTACCTATAACACCTGCAAGTATTGTAAATAAAGGCCAGTATTTAAATAGTTTTTTAAAGATCTCTGGTGTGTGTGTCATTTGCTGCGGGGGAATACGAGTAGTTGTTCAAGAATTTGTTAATAAATTTTCCTTTAGAATTACTGTTTCTAAAGTTTTGATACAGATGATCTGGAACACTATCATAACGATAAATGTTTCCGTTGTTTTGAAACTTAACATATACAGTCCCGTAACGAATGCCTAAAGCAGCGGCTGCTTGTCCACCAGCGGCACGGCTCATTAAACGTCCATAAGGGACAAATTTATGGGAAGCAACACGGGTACTTTTGTCTGGCCCCTGCCCATACAATGAAGGATCAGTATCTGGGGTAACACGTTCAACGGGGTACGGTTCATACTGCTCGTCTTCAATGTATTGGTACTGATCAGGTATAGGATCAAGTCGATCACCACGAGGAATGATTACAAAATCAGTATCGTTACTAGAGGTTGTTTGTTCAGGGATATTAAGGGAGCCAGATAATCCACCCTTCATGGTTTCAATATCTGCAAGCCTTCTACCTAATCCGCCTTTTTTAGAAGCCATTGGCTTACTTTATCACTAAGCAACGCCTTCGGGGAGTTTGTCCCCTAGGCAATACTGCCAGTGCCATGCTTCAAATTCAGGCGACTTAGGATCTGAACCTTGAAGATAAAACCCAAACTTTGGAGCGTTTTCACACATCCACTTAAGCATCTTAGGGTGAGCCGAGAGGCTTTCAATCTTACCTTTGATGTCTACACCAAGGTCGATAGCAAGACCCCATCCGTGGTTTGACTTGCCGGGAGTTGAGCAGGGGGCCATTCCGGGCTTGAGGTACCAAGTTGCACCCTCGTAAGTACGGGTTACCTGTGGCTTGCGACCTTTGTCTTCTTTAGAATAACGCTCTTTGAACAATGCCAATGCTGGGGCAAGAGCACGATAGTCACCGATGTTCTTAAGAGGCACGTTGGCGGCTTTAGCGGCTTCAAACAGAGCGTTGAATGCTTTAGCGGCGGTGACCCACATCTGTCCACCACACTTTACTTTTGCAAGTAAAGCGGCATCCATTTCACCGTTAGGTACTTTAGCAAGTGAGGCTGGCATTACTAGTTTGATGTAAGGATATTCCATGCACCTATTTTAGCGCAGTTCGTACCAGCCAGCGCCCCACAAAGACAGCAACCGATTAAAGTATTTGTCATACATTAGGGCAACAGTATCTAGACCGTAGCGTCCCTTGGCGTACTCACTAATGGCTTTACGGTCAAGGGTTTTGACGTTCTCAGTGGCATCTACAAACTCTTGCAGAGAATGACACCTGAAACCCGTCACGCCGTCAATAACCGTTTCCGTGAATGCGCCCCAGTCTGTGGAGATAATAGGGGAGCCACATGCCATAGCCTCAATAGCAACAGTTCCGAAAGGTTCAACATACAGGGTGGTGGTGAATGTGGCGATAGCGCCACCCATTAACTTGGCCCGCTCCTCTGTACCCACCACACCGACATATTCACCGTATTCTGGTGGAATGCCCTGCCCAGCGATGATTAGGCGCTTACCGAGCAATTTACATACGTCTACGGCGATCTGGTAGCCCTTGCGATCAATCAGGCGACCAATGTACAAATAGTAATCATCAGGTGTTTCCTGTAGCGGGAAGTCTTTAACGTCAATGTAACTTGGGATTACGGTGTCAAAGAACTTGCCGTCAAGGGCGTGAGGGTCAGTTACCTTAGATCCATAGCAGGAGTGCATCCACGCATAAGATTCAAACACTTTGTAGTCTGCAAATGAACCGCCGTACCCAATACCAAACTCTACGCTGAGTGATTGAGGGAATGCGTCTGCAATAGGCTTAGAAGCAAAACCCGTAATAAGGCAAATAAAGTCTTTGTGCTCTAAACGCTTGCGCATCTGATAAATAACATTGCCGTTAAAAGTTACCCAATGAGGAAGATTCCAGTCAAACGATGCAGCCGAGTAATGACTATCTCCAATAGCCTTTAAGCGCTGTTCTTCTGTAATGCAGGTGATGTGCTCGTCGCACGGTGCTTCATTGAACTCTCCTGCGTACAGATAAACCGTATGCCCGAGGTTCTTCATCATGATGCAGAACTTACGGACTTTCTCCGTGTAGGCGCAAGCCGTAAAGTCTTCAGTGGTATTTGTATGAGGAAGGCTAACTACATGAAAACGCACTTAGAACCACCAAAAGTGTTTAAGTATAGAAAGGCTTGCAAGAGCAACCCAAGCCACATTGAATAGAATGATTGTCGGCAGAGTCTTTTTAGTTGAAGTCCAAATAAGACTTACGCTTGAGAGGATGGCAAATATGTATAGCCACCAAAACTGTTTGTCAAATAAAAGACCGGGGAAGATAATTGCAATCTTTGTTGCAAATCCCCACGCTTCTACGGTATTGACACGGTTCCAATACTTTTTGGAACTCATAGTTTTAATTGCATTAAACACTTTATTTGACATTTATAACTCTCTTACGTCTGTTAATACAAAACTACTAGATATCCATTTGTCCGACGAATACGGAACTTTACCACCATGAATGTAAGTCCAGTCCGTTGGAAATATTACTACTTTACCCTGCTCAGGTTTAATGGAAATATCTTGATATTCAAAGAAAGTTTCCCCACCGTCTTCTACTGTATTTAAATATAAAATAACAGCAAGAACCCTTGCTTTATCGTAAGTGTCAACATTGTGAAGCCATGCTGCTGAGTCCATGTGAGGTTTGTAAAAACCTTCATTTTGAAAATATCTTTGTATTTGAATACCAGTTAGTTCAATATTTGGTATTTCTAATGCTCTGTACGTATGGATGTATTCATAAATACAAGAAGTAAGTCTGGCAGTTAAATGCGTTTCTGCGTTTTTTAAAAAATCGTATTCTTTTATTTTTACTTTTGACAACACTTCTGGGTTAGATAATTTAACATCTGAGGACTTTTTAATATGAGGCGTTACCCCCATCCCAGTTGTACCGGGAGCAAATAACCCCGACGGTTCGGAAAGTAATTTTATAATTAAATTTTCACAAAGCGTTGCATCTACTGCATTATTAAATTCCGCTATAAAACTACTTTTTCCATAGGGAAAGGAGCATACTGTTTTTTCCACAAATTCTACTTTTCTAACTTTGCATCAACCGTTCTTTGGTATTTCTTATAAGCCTTACCAGTTCCACCATTTGCTGGGAATAAACCAAAGTCATTAAAACCTCTAGTTGATAATAGTTTGTGGTGAACATCATCACCAATTAGTAACTTTTCAAAATCACTGTTACGTTTAAAAGGGATTAATTGGACCATTGGAGTACCGGCTTTTATTTCAAAAGATTGGTCAGTATAAATATTTAAAACAATATTTAATGAATGGTAAAAGTCAGTATGAACTATTGAAGGGACAACTTGATATTTGTTATCAGGTTCAAAAAACAAAGGGATGACTAAACACGACCATCCCGGGGCAGTCCTTACATACCAAGGATTTACTAACTTTGGGTAGGAGCCATTTGTTATTTCTCTCCTTGATGTCATGGGGCATTCCCCAGTACTTTCGTACTTAAAAGGTTCGTTGCCAAATGGGTTTTTATAAGGCATGTTATCCATGTCAACTTCCCATACCCAAGGGTTACTAAAGTTGGGTGTGAACTTTGCGTTTGTCCACAACGGGATCGTTGCCCCTACCTGTAAATAATCTAAAGTACCAGTACAAGACCTTATAGAACCTAAAGTTTTAGGTATTTTTCTAAACCAAGAAGGTAGCGATTTTGCATTATTGATATACGGAGGGTTTTCAGTTAACCTGTCGTCTGCCGGATAAAAATGCACTTCACCGGGTTTTGGTATAGGAAGATCCCTATATGTTTTTACTTTTTTACCAAACATTGATTTCCCTTAGTGCTTCTGCATGGTCAACTAATTCATGATTTGTGCGCTGTAACCTTTTATCCGACATGTCTTGTGCTACTACTAACCCTAGCCCAAGGCGTTCTATTGCTACATGTGCTGAATCAAGATTGAGTATGTCTTGTCCTTGAGCAACATGTATCAAATGTTGTGCAAAGAACATTTCTCCGTTAACATTTTCAATATCATAACGTGATGGCATGCGTTCGCTCCACAAGTTAATGAGATGTTGAAGTTCGTCATTAATTTTCATGTTCTTTGCGTCTACCCAAAATTGAGTATTTGTTTTATCCGTGTAGTAGTGAAGACGCACCATCGTAAGAATGTTGTCCATCATCCTATGCATTTTTCGGTTGTAGTCAACCTGCATGTATTGGTTTTCTTTTTTATATGACGCAAGGCATGGAATGAGGTGCATCATTTGCTGAATTGTAGACCCAATTGATGTCGCCTCAATAGGTTCTACAAAAGAATAAGAAAGTCCAACGGCACAACAGTTTTTAACCCAAGCATTCTTTAAATGACCGGGATCAAACTTAAAGGTTTTTGCGGGAGTTACGTTATACCCAATCATTTTTGATATTTCATCAATTACGACATCTTCCGTAATATGGTTTGAAGAAAATACATAACCGTTTCCTCGTCGTGTTTGCGTGGGTATTTCCCAAACCCATCCTGCCGATGCAGCCCTAGCACGGGTATATGGGCGTATCTGCCCTGAAGGGTCTGCTTCAGTTGGAAATGCTATAGCAGAATCTGCAAGAAGGTAATCTTTAAATGAGTTCCACTCAGTGTTACCCAATTCTGTTGATAGCACTCTGTTGAACCCAGAAGCGTCTATCCAAAAATCAGATTCATGAACTGACCCGTCTTCTAGCACCACAGAACTAATAGTTCCATTTTCCGGGTCTTTGTTTATAGATTTAACATCACCATCTATCAACCGTATTGATCGTTTAAAACACAACTTTGTAAAGTAGTTGTTGAGTTTGTTAGTATCAAAATGGTATTGATTAGTATTTTCGTGAAGTTTTTCTCGTCTAATCTTGTTTTTAACAAGACCTACAGTGGTAGTGTTATTTGTTAAAAGCATATTATTTTTGATAAAACCCATATATGTTGGGAATAGGCCATACGCATATATTTTGTCGTCACCAGCAACACTATGAAAATAGTCTGGGTGGGCATCGGACCAACCCTCAAACCTTATTCCATATTTGTGGGTTGCATCTGTTTCAACAAGTAATTCTTCTAATGGGATTTGACACATTTCCATGAAGCGTTTCCAGTGTTCTGTGGAGCCTTCTCCAACGCCAACAATTCCAATTTTTGAAGAAGATATGATGGTTATATCAAAACCTTTAAAGGCTTCATTAAGTAATAATGCTGACACAAATCCTGCTGTGCCAGACCCTACTATGGTTACTTTTAAAGTATGTTGGTCTATCATTTGAACCACGTTACCATAGAGTATTTAATGCCAGCATTTACAGGATGAGCAATGTGGGTGTATGGGTAGTTTGCTGGAAACAGCACAACATCTCCATTCTCTGGTTTGTACGTATAATTAAACATAGGAAATTCTAAATCCCCTCCTGCTTCTGGTGCTTGCAAAATACTTACTAAACTGTAAGTTCTAGGATTATTTGGACCGTCGTCATGGTGTGCCCGATAATTGCACCCCAATGTATATTTCAATACTTGAAATGGCTCGTGTATGCTATTTAAAGCATAGGTTGTTGAGTAGTCTTCAATACAATTTTTTATTGGTTTATGTATTTGTTCATAAAACATTTTATGAAGTTTTTTACCTGAACCGGGAATCATTATTTCTTGAAGATTGCATGTTAAGGAAGTTCTGTATTCTCCTACACTCCCATAACCAACCGATGAGTTTTCCCAAAAAACTTCACCATTGCTTTTTTTGCATTCACTTTCTAATTCGTTAATAAAATAACGTGCATTAAAAATTGATTTGTATACCGATACCCCAACTACTGGGTTAACTATTTCCATTTGTTTCATCAAAATCCTTTAATACACTTATAGTTTCCGAAGCAACAATTAAACTATTATTAAGTATAGTAAACGTATTGCTTCCAATTTCTTTAAATCTTGCAATAAATACAACACTGTTTATCTCAGTATACAAAGGTTGTTCTGTATGTGTGGTTCCAAATACATCACTTTTTACTGCCATTGAAATATCCGTGCCAGTGTAAGAGTTCCACTCGTCGTACAGACTGATGCGTGTAGCGATTCCTACTTTAACTTTATTTTTAAAAGTTAAAGTAAAAATAGAAGGTATAAGCAAAATTGAAACAGAGGTTCTATCAAATTCTAAATTTTGCGTTTTCTGAGAATCCCCTATTTGTATAGGCATACTCCCACTTTTGGCAATAATTTGTGCTTCTTCTAAATTATCTTCAGTTGGGCAATAGACAACCCTTTGCAAAATTACTCCAAACTTGCTAACTCCGCAACGATATTTACATATGCGTCACCAGCATTTTTTAACAAAGTATATTCATGATTTACAACTGGTATTTCTAAAGTATAAGTGGCAGGGTCAAAAGAGGAGTATGTAACTCCCAAAGAAACACAAAGAGTATAAATTTCTTCTTGTTTTCTTTTTTTTACCTGTGTAAGCATCGCAATGCGTTCTTCAGTTGTCAATGTTTGCTCCATAAACCCTCCAAGGTTAATCGTTTAAAACTATATAAGAGTACCCAGAAGATGCCGAATATGTATCGGAGTCTGCTGTTTGCCCAGCCAACGTATCATACGAGATACCTGTTGGCGTGGTATCTGTTATCACAATGATACCTCCTCCACCTCCGGCACCCCCACGTTTTCCAGTAGCCCCAGTTACAGCAGGCGCACCAGTGCCACCAATACCCCCAGCGCCTCCTGCTCCACCAGCGCCTCCGGGTCCCCCATGATATGGAGTGTCAGCAACAGGGTGAGCGTATGGGTGTGCAACTGCATGGTAACTTGCCGGAGTATGCGTCCAACGCTGATAGTTTGGACTTCCTGCATGCACAAAGTGAGGCTGGTAGGAACGGTATGTAGCATTGTTGCCGTGTACTGTTCCATTATAGTGCTGGTGCTGGTTATGCCCATATATAGCACCGTGATAATGCCCACCACCATGCCCGGGATTAATGCCGTTTAAAGATGGGTGTCTATTTCCATTATTGTAGTAATGGTGGTTATGTCCAGTAGTTGCTGGCACAGTATGCCCATAATGGTTTCTTGACCCGACAGGGGCTACGTTATTGGAGTGAGAATGTATATCATAAGCAATGTAATGAACATGGCTATAACTACCACCTGCGTTTCCTCCGTTAGAAGCGCCACCTGCTGGAGAGTTGTGGTGCCCTGTATCATAAGCAGCGTGCCCAGTATGGGGAGCATGTGAAACCGCATGCCCGGGAGGGTTTGGATGAGAGTAATCAGGGGCTTTAGCACCTGATGCACCTGACGCACCGGGAGTTCCTGATGCACCCGGAGAACCTGATGCGCCAGCGGAACCAGCAGAACCGGCAACTCCACTTACACCTCTAGAAATAACTTTGCCAGTTCCAGTAATTGTTTTTGCACAAATTAAAACGATGCCACCACCTACACCACCTGAACCGCCTGCACCACCCGGTCCAGATGTATGGTTAGTAACAGTTCCCGGAGATCCTGATGCACCTGATACACCTACAGCACCAGTTCCTCCTTTTCCTCCTAATGCACCAACTGTTGTTGCGTTAGGTGGGTATGTACCGTTAGTTCCTGCGGTACCCGCAGATCCCGGAGAACCTGTTGCACCTGCTTTACCGGGCCAACTATCAGGAGCAGTATAAGCGGCAGCAGTTGCACCAGCAGTACCACTTGAACCAGCGGAACCACCAGAAATGGTTGTTATGGTTCCATCATTTTGAATTACTTTTCCACTTATCAAAGAGTTAATGTGCTGTCTATAACTAATTGGTAATTGTGTAGCAGTAGTTGCCGTGCCACCTCCACCAGTGTTACCAACTGAGTAAGTAAGCGAAGTTGACGCAGAAGTTCCTGCCACCGTTCCATCAGCAACAGAGGCTGTTGGTTCTGCACCCGCTCCGGTGCCATGCCCGATGTAACCATTTAAAGTTAGTGTCCCTTGCACAAACACACGGAAACCGTTTGTTTTAAGAATAACCCCAGAGTTGATCGTGAGGTTTTTATAGTTCATGTCTGTTGTCAGTGTGGTATCCGCAGAGATAACAACTGTTCCATCTGCACCAGTACCATAGACTGCATCATTACCAAGACTGGCGACACTTTGTTCGTATCTAGATATAGCCATTTTTTACACCTGTTGAATATAAATAGAAGTCCCTGAGTTCTGACCAGTTACATCAGTTGAGATAGATGCAGGAAGGGCACTAGCAGATGATACAACGATAATGACACCCCCGCCAG